ATATAATATATGTATATGAAGTTTTTCTTACTTACTGAAGTGTCTTTTGAAAATGATATAAGTATATATTATAGAAATTGCGTGGTATAGCAAAATATAATATTTTATTTATATCAAATATTATATATTTTATATATCCGTTTCTTTGCTCTAAGTATGCTTATACATTTTATTTAAATCAGCTAAATCATTTATTGTGTTATTATTTATAACATTTAAACAGTTACCCAATAATAGTTAGCCGAAAGTATAGTTCCTCTTAAGTGAGAGAGATATTACCGATTAATTTGAATGTCAACGAGGTTTATACGTGTATGACCAGTTTTGCAAAACATCATGATTATTAATCAGATATTTTAACCAGGATAAGCTAAGTATAGTAGTGGTACCATATAAAAATAAAAATTTAAATAAAGTAGGTGTTGATATTCCTATGCAAAAATAAAAATAAAAAGAACTATTCTAGTTCAATACATATTTAAAATAATAATATCCGGAGTTTCGAAGGTTACGTTAGTATTGGAGATTTTTTAAACGTTTTAACTATGGCCACAATTCAAAAACAATCGCTTTTGAAGAATAACCAATCACAACAAGTCAAAAAATCAGATGTTTTATCGAAAGATAAATTGAAAAAATACGCAAAATCAATTGCGGATGAGCTTAATCAAGTTAGCCAGGGTATCAAGAAGTTGAACCTGGATCTAGTTATGATGAACTCAAGACGTGCTCAACTAGCACGAGAATATGGGTATGCATCAAAAGCATACCAAAAAGGAATGGCGCATGTTCCTAAACATGAAGTTCATACTGAGGAGGATAAGAAGAAAGCTCGCCTTATTAAAAGAGCAAAAGATCGAAGTCTTAAGATATCACAACATGTACCCCAAGGTGATGTTGAAGATATCTTACAACTTTGTGAAATGCCTTCCGTTAAATGGATTTCTACTGTTGGAACTTTATTATATCAGATATATACTAAATCATCAAAATTAGAAATTGTGTTATCCTTGACCAATTTGTTTACCTCAATATCTATTAAAAATACTGTTAAGGAGCATATAGAATATATATGGAACAAATTACTCAAAATATTTCAATGGATGTCAGAAAATGAATTTATTTCTAAGATTGTTGATGGCTTAGACAATATTACAGATATATTGTTACATTTTCGTGAGTTACCTATTTGGAAGAAAATTCATAAAATAATTATGTATTGTTTATCTTTTTCCTTGTTTGAGAAAGCAAATATTACTATATCACATTCTTTTTTCTCTAATTTAACAAAACATTCATTACAACTTAAGTTTAGTGATAAATTTGATTTTTTCACATGTATTATAGATCTAATAAAATTTATAATAACTCGAGGATATCAAGCTTGGTGTATTGGTTCATTTGAACCATTTTATCTTGAAGTTAGTTCATATGATGAGTGGATTGAGAGTGTATTTGATATAGAACGTAAATTTGCCATGAAGGGAAATTTATCAGTAGTTAACACAAATTTTCATAAATTTTTTGTCCAAATTAAAGATACAATGTCAAAAGGTGAAAGTATATTAAAATTACCTAATCTAGATAAACTTAAGTATAAAATACTTAATGGGTATTTACAACGTGTTAAAATGATATATGATAAATTATATAATTTCACTGAAGCACAACAAGATCGCAGAACTCCGTTCTCAATGTTGATTTATGGAAAATCTGGCATTGGTAAATCTACTCTAAAAACAATATTTGCAACACATTTCGCTAAAGTGATGGGTTTGCCAGTAGGTGCTGAGTATATTTACACAAGAAATTCATTAGACAAATTTTGGTCTGGATTTCACACAGGTAAACACACAATTGTTTTGGATGATATTGCAACAAAACGAGATTCTAGTTGCGTTAATGGTGATGAATCACTAAATGAAGTTATTAGTATAATTAACCAGATTGCTTATACACCCAATATGGCAAGTATTGAGGATAAAGGCAATGCCATATGTAGACCTGAATTAGTATTGGGTACAACAAATATTAAATATATGCAAACATATGCTCATTTCAATTGTCCCGTTGCTGTAAACAGACGCTTTCCATTTATAATTGAACCCAAAGTTAAGCAAGAATATGTTACAGATGGATTTTTAGATAGTGCGAAAATTAAAGAATATAATCATGATTATTCTAATATGTATCCTGATTATTGGACGTTTACTATTAGTAAAATTTTAGTAGGTAGTGCAGATGGTGATCGTGTAATGCCACGTTCAGAGGTTATTTGTGAGTGTCTAAATATTGGAGAATTTTTGGGGTGGTTTAATAAGGCAATTATATCGTTCAAAACAAACCAGGATTATGTTTCCCAGACACTCGACAACATTGTCTCACTTTCATTATGTAGAGTGTGCAACCTTCCTATGGGATGTTGTTCATGTAGTGAAATTCAGGATGGTATTCCGTCTGTATGTTCTGGATCTGAACAAGATCATATAAAAGAAGTTGAGAACCGAGCATCAATGGATTCACATGATATTAATGTATATAGTGACATATCTGTACATCCACAATATTTTACTTTTATGCGTAAGTGTGGTTCATGGTTACTAGAATTTCTGTATATGTGCTCAAGCTTATCTTGGGTGTCCATTTGTATGACATATTGTTTGTCTTTTAAATTAGTTGAGTATATAATGTTAATGATTTTAACGTTTTGTATGCCACGCGATATTGTTGTCAAATTTGTGTTGAGAATGGCGATGTCACATGTCTTTAAAAAGATACAAAAACCACTAGTTTTTGATAATATACTTAAGGCAACATCTGTTATGACTCTAATGTATGGAATGTATACTATGTATGGTATAAATAAGCGATCTAAGGAAGTAGCTCATAAAAATATATCACACAAATTGGATACACAAACACAGGGTAATATAGTTGCTTTGGCGCGTGAGCGTTTGAATGATTACCAATATGATAATTCAAATTATGAGCTTAAAATATCTAAAGCTAGTTTATCTAGTGGTGCTCATACAGAATTGATAGACTCAAAAATAGCAACAAATATTGTAATGTTTGAACAATATTGGTCGGAAAATGGCAAAAACTATATCAAATCGTTTAAAGCTGTTTGCTTATGCGGACACATATATTTAGCTAATAATCATACTGTTCGCGATATTGATTCTACCCTGCGTATTATACATATGCCTCATACAGCTATTAATGCTAATGTAAGCATGAAGTTCAAACGTAATTATTTTAAAAGATACGAGGATAAGGATTTGTTAACATTTGAGTTTACTAAAATTCCCCCAAAGAATGATATACGTAAGTACTTTGTTTTACAGGGCAATAATTCTCCTTCCAAGGGATATTACTTGCAGCGAGATAAAATAGGTGAAATAACACGAATTAATGTTGATAATTTACGTTACGGATCACCTCGATTCAATATTCCACTGTCACTTTTGTATAATCCAGTATATGGTCATCCACATCAGATAACACAAAGAGGTGATTGTGGTAGTCTTCTTGTAGCAAGTTACGAATCTTATAAAGGGAAAAAACGTATAGCAATTTTAGGTATACATTTAGAAGGGTATGTAGAAGATACTTTAAGTTGTATATCATCTATTTCTTTATTTCAGGAAGATATTATGCTATTGACAACATATTATGAGAATACTATTAGTAGTAGTACAATAGTTATTGGTTCAAAATCAGAGGATATAAAATTGAGTAGTTTATTACCGCAATCACACATGCGCTATTGTGGTAAGGGAGAAGCAATAGTATATGGTTCAATTGGCAATAATACTCACAAACCACAATCTAGAGTACGTGATACTGTTATGTTACCCGCCCTTGAGCGTCGTGGTGTACATAAAAAACATTACGCACCCATTATGACTGGATATAATATTTATCAAACTCCATTGCGTGTAATGATACATACGCGAGATAAGTTTGATATAGATTTATTAAACTCATGTGTACAATCATATATATCTGACATTGAATCCCAATTGCATCTACAGGATTACCAGTTGTTACAAATGTATGATCAAAATGTAGCTTTAAATGGGTATCCAGGTATAGCTTATGTCGATTCACTCAATAAAAATACTAGTGCTGGTCATCCCTGGCGTAAACCTAAAAAGAATTTTCTTATTGATGATATTAGTGATATGTATCCTAATGGTGTGAAAGTTACGCCAGAAATTCAAGCGAGTATTGATTTTCGCATGAGTAAATACATGAAGGGTAAATGCACACAACCTATATTCGTAAATTCGATAAAAGATGAAGTTGTATCTGAGAAGAAATTTAAGAACGAAACAACACGCAATTTTGCAGCCATGTGTTTTGATGGTACTGTATGTATGCGTATGTTTTATGGTTCTTTTATCAGATTTATGCTTAATCATAAATTTGTGTTTGAAACGGCAATAGGTATATGTGCCCAATCGTTGGAATGGGAGGAATTATCTAAATTTATATCTCGCGATAATCATTTTAAAAATTTTATAGATGGTGACTTTGGAAAATATGATAAAGGTATGAATTGTGAATGGATACGAGCGGCTTTTAGAGTAGTACACCATCTCATGTCTAAAGGATTGTACACAGAAGGGGAATTATTAGGAGCAAAAGCATTAGCTGAGGATATTATTTATCCTACCATGCTACATTGCAATGATATTGTTCAATTCTTAGGTACAATTCCTTCTGGTCATGTGTTAACAACACCAATTAATTCTATAATAAATAGTATTGCCAATAGGTATGTGTTTTCCTTGTGCACTGGGTTATCGCCTATTCACTATAAACAACATTGTGAGCTCATAACATATGGTGATGATAGTATAGTTGCTACGACACATGATAAAATTTCATATACAAAACTAAGAGATGCATATGCATCTATAGGTTGGGAGTATACATCAGGTCGGAAGCAATATGATTCTGATGAATATGTACCATTGGATCATTGTATTTTTCTTAAACGGTGTTTTAAATATGATAAAGATATAGGTCATATAGTAGGCCCATTAGAAGAAGATTCTTTAATTAAAAATTTAACAATGTGTGTAGCCTCTGATAAAATATCCCATGAACTACAATGTGTGTCAATAATTTCTAGTGTAATACGAGAATACTTCTTTCATGGGAAAAGTAAATTTGAGAAAATGAGCTCTTTGTTAAAAGAAGTTGCTTTGGAAAGTCAGTTACAGAATTATTGTGATAAGAGTACATTTCCCAGTTGGAATGATTTATTGTTGGATTATAATGAGAGAATTTTTATAAGCAATTATGAACCTGAAGGGGAATTACCACATGAGATATTAGATCTAATATCTGTGTACGCTCGAAATTTTACTTGCTGTATACGATGTAAAACGAAGCATTGTGTTCCTTGGAGACAAGGTTATAATGTTAGAAAATGTAGATTTTGTAATGAGTGTACTGAAAAAGTATTATGTATATCGTGTTCTTTTATACTAGAGGAGAGAATACGTAGTCAATTTGATATTTTAGCACCACATTGTTTATGTGCTGAGATATTTGGTGCATATTATTATAATGATATACATCAACAGTATGAGTGTTTACACTGTTATATGTATAATATGTGTGGTATTTGTAATGCAAATCCACAATACATATTGCGGTGTCCAAAACACGCTTTGGATCCTGGATTATGTATTATTCATACTATACGAGGGAGTCTATTGCTCAGATGGAATGCAGGCCAATATGCATTCGGGAGATTGCACAACATATTGGCACAGAGTTTATAACTTCTCTTTAAAAAGTTAAGTATGTTTTAATGTATTTTACATATAAAATACAAACCTTTCTTGTAGTTACTGCATATACATTTGACTCAATGTGTGTGAGAGTGGATAAGAATTGTATTCCCACTTTGGCGACCCCAGAAGATCCTTTTTAGGATAGTGTTGTAGGACACACGAGTTATATAGTGTTATTGTGCTAGGTTACACAATATACGCTTAAAAATAACCTGCTGAACAAAATAATGAAATTAAAACAAATGTGTTGGGTGAAGATAAGAACTCAACTATAGTACAACAAAATGTACAATTTACAGATAGATCAATTAGTGTTCCCACACCAGATAATTATAAATTATATGATGCTGTACCATTCTGTATGACCCCTGCTGTTGAATTAGGAGATTTTTTGAAACGGCCTGTACGAATTTTAACAAAAACGTGGTTAGAATCTGAAGCTGTTGGTTCAATTGTATCATTTAGTCCTTGGTATGCGTTTTTCAATGACCCTTCGATTAAGTATAAACTGAATAATTATGCGTTTATACGCTGTAAATTGCATTTAAAATTTATTGTTAATGCATCTCCATTTTATTATGGTGCATACCGATTTTCTTATAGACCAATGCAAACATTAACGCCCGAAACGACTGTGGCGTCCGCTTCAAATTTACATCTTATTCCATTTTCTCAACAACAAGGAGTATGGATCTATCCTAGTAATTCACAGGGTGGAGAAATGATACTTCCATTTATTTATAATAAGGATTGGTTACGTATTCAAGATAACATTGATTTCACGAATATGGGTCGTTTAACTCACTTTGGATATACTGCTTTACAGAGTGCGAATGGAGCAACGGGTACTGGTGTTACAATACAAGTTTTTGCATGGGCAGAGGAAGTATCACTTTCTGGACCATCTATTGGATTGTCAATGCAAGGTGACGAATATGTTGAAGGTCCAGTAGAAAAAGTTTCTTCAACAATTGTTACTGTTGCTAATGCTCTCAAAAAGTATGCAGTTATAAGTCCCTTTGCTCTAGCTACCTCAATTGGTGCTTCAGCTGTTAAATCGATTGCACACATATTTGGGTGGACAAATGTGCCTGTTATTAAAGAACATATTGCGGTGAATGTTAGAGCAGTACCAGCATTTGCTACACCAGATGTTCAGTTTCCATATGATAAACTTTCCCTGGATTCTAAGAATGAATTATCAGTAGATCCTTCCTTATGTGGAGCATCTTCTGATGATCAACTCATTATTTCTGATTTGTGTAAGCGAACATCATATTTTGCCACTGCTAATTGGTCAACTGCTGATGCTGTTGATACCATACTATTCTCTTGTGCTGTCGCACCAGGGTTATTTAATTTTGACTCCGTTTCTGGGGGTATATTGACATACTCAACTCCAATGTGTTACGTTTCTCAATTATTTAATAACTGGCGTGGTGATATAATTTATACCTTTAAAGTCATAGCATCCCCTTTTCACAAAGGTCGAATTCGTATTTCGTATGATCCACAAGGATACGCTGCAAAAAATTTGTATAATGATGCGTTATCTACTACTGTAGTTTATACTGAAATTATAGATTTAGCAGAACGTACTGAGTGTGATATGGTTATACCATATATGCAAAGTTATTCATATTTGAATACACGTAATATGACAACTGGCAATGTTTTATGGTCAACAAGTGAAACTCCTACTTTTAATCATTTAGAAGGACAAACTAATGGTGTTTTCACTATAAGAGCACAAACTACACTTACTGCACCACTTGCATCTAGCAATGTTGACATTCTAGTGTTTGCACACTCAACAAATATGGAATTTGCAAACCCAGTGCAACGTTGTGCTATGGGACCTGGTGATCCTATGTATTCTCCTTTTGTGCCCCAAGGTAAAGAAGAAGAAGAGCAGGATAAAGAAATGATTATTTTTAAGGATCCCACTCTATTTGATAGTCTCAATGGTATATATTTTGGTGAAAAAATATTATCTTTACGTCAATTGTTTCATAGAATGGTGAGAACAGAGGTCTTATATTTGTCCTTTAATACGGCATTGGAGTATTTATTTTATGTAGTAAGAGCTAATTTACCTCCACTTCCTGGATATACAGCCGATGGTATAACAACAGTAAAAGGGATTGTTACTCCCGCTTCTAGTTTTCAGTTCAATGCTACTTGGTTTACTCCAGCAACTTGGATGATGCAATGTTTTGTGGGGTGGCGTGGTTCAACACATTACTCTGTATCGTGTCCTGAAACTTTTAGGCTCAAAATACAGAATTTGACTGCATCACGTTTTCACAGCCAGTTACCTACTAAGATTGACCAAGGCAGAAATAACCCAACTGGAGTGGTTGACTATGCTCAACTATTTCCAGATGCCCAAAATGGTATTGTGATTACCAATTCTGGAACACAAAATACATTGAATTTTACTGTTCCTTATTATAATAAGTATAAGTTTTCATCCACTAAAGCTTTATACACAACAACTTTTAATGACCCTACAGATGGTAAATGGAATACTTTTATCCTTCAGGGCCAGGTTGCGACGGGTGGTACCGCTGGTGAGTATTTTGCTCCCATTTATAGTAGTACTGGCCCAGACTTTCAATTAATAGAGTTTGTATGTACTCCCTGTATGTATGTCTATAATACGACACCAATACAGTAAAACATTCAATCAAAGCATATCTGTATATTATGTAATATACAGGGCGGTTATGCTGATTTAAAATTAACTTACGCACTGGTAGAGGTGCGGCGTCAAAACAAGCTCTCCACACAACGAATGACATATTCCCTATTTATAAATAGAAATGAGTGCAGGATTGTGTGGAATCAAGAGACCGGGCGTGCCTATTAGAAAAGGCCTCTCATTGTGAAACCTCAATAAATATTGAGAAATACTAGAAAATATTAGTTTTTTGTAGCAATGGGAGACCATTGTGAAATTTTTAATAGTATTTTCTACGTTTTTCAATTTTATTGAGTAGTTTTTTTTATGAGATATTTAATCTAC